TGGTCGTGTCTATCCTTCCTTTGATGGTGGTTACTACAGCAGTGGTGACCTGACTACCAGCACCTTCCTTAACGCTGTCCGTCACAGATTCCCTGATATCAATCTGATTGGTATTCGTCTTCTCAACGGTCGTGCTCTCCACACTGCCATGGCCAGTGGTCGCTGTGAGACTGCCTATGAAAAAGTCCAGAAGCAGTGGAAGAAAGAGAAGACTGCCGCAGTGCCAGAATTCAATGGTTATCAGATGATGTATTTCATGTCTGCTAATGACTTGCATGATGATGACACTGGCATCGATGTCCCAGAAGACGCTACCAAGACTCAAATCAAGAATGCATTCAAGAAGTCCCTTGTCAAGAAGGGAGTCAATAAGAAGATGCTCTCTTCCTTCGCAACCATGGTCAGTTGAGGCACTGTCCTCTCTGACCTAAATACTGGTCAAATTGCTCTATAATAACTACATCAACGAAAGGCACTCAATGGCATTCTCTGCTGAATTCATCCGCGCATCACTTGCTGACCTCTATGGCAACAGCATCAATGCATCTAACATTCGTGACTGGTGTGTCGGTCAAGACATCACCTACCAAACCGTAACCAAAAAAATCGAGCAATTCAAAACTGGTCGCGGTGAGTGGAATCTCACCATTGCAGAGCAACTTGAGCAGTCCATTCAATCTCCTGTGAAAGAAAACCTTATCCCCGAGAAAGATGATACCTTCGTCAGCTTTGGCAGTTTCAGCGATGTTAAAAAAATTATTTCATCCCGCCTATTCTATCCTGTCTTCATTACGGGTCTCTCTGGCAACGGCAAAACGTTTTGTGTCGAGCAAGCGTGTGCTCAACTCGGACGCGAAATCATCCGTGTAAACATTACTATTGAAACCGATGAAGACGACCTTATTGGTGGGTTCCGCCTTGTTAATGGCGAAACAGTATGGCACAACGGTCCAGTTATTGAAGCGTTGGAGCGCGGCGCAGTCTTGCTTCTGGATGAAGTGGACCTTGCATCTAATAAAATTCTTTGCCTTCAGTCCATCCTAGAAGGTAACGGTGTCTTCCTTAAGAAGATTGGTAAATATGTTAAACCCGCTGTAGGATTCAATGTTATTGCAACTGCAAATACTAAAGGTAAAGGCAGCGATGACGGTCGTTTTATTGGCACCAATATTCTTAATGAAGCATTCCTTGAGCGATTCCCAATCACCTTTGAGCAGTCATATCCTTCTGCAAAGGTAGAGTCTGACATCCTGCGTAAGGTTGCTGAGCAACTTGACTGCTACGATGCTGACTTTGTTGACCGCCTGGTCGCCTGGGGTGAGATTATTCGCAAGACCTTCTACGATGGTGGCGTGGATGAAATCATCTCCACCCGCCGTCTGGTGCATATCATCCGTGCATTCTCTATCTTCAAGAAGCGTAGTAAAGCGATTGAAGTTTGTGTCAATCGTTTCGATGATGAAACAAAGTCTTCATTCATGGAATTGTATGCTAAGATTGATGCAACTGTCGAAGACGCCGATGTTTGATGACCTTCCTCGCCACACCCTCATCCGTAAAAAAGATGGGGGTATTTTTTTAACTAAGTGTAAGGTGCATCAACTTATGCATGGTAAGGAAGTCCCTTGTTATTTGGGGCATCGATATCTAGATGAGCAGGCTCTTGACTATGAGCCTGGCACATGTTATATTGACAATATTGACCACATTATTAATCATGACTCCACACCATTGGAAATACAATGAGGAGGAAATCCTCAATGAGTTGAAGGAATACATTACTTCTACTTACAACCAGCACTATTCTGCTGGCACTGACAAAATCCAAACCCTTGACCTTATTGAAGCATGTGGTGACGGTGAAGCATTTTGCAGAAGCAACATCTTGAAGTATGCTTCTCGGTATGATAAGAAGGGCACTGCCCGCCGAGACCTTATCAAGATTCTCCACTATGCAGTCCTGCTACTGCACTTCAATGATAAAAATGCACAACGTGAAGATTACAACCAATGAGTACTATTGCCCTTTCAAAGACCACAATCGAAATCCTCAAAAATTTCTCTACAATCAATACATCGATTGTCATCAAAGAGGGCAACGTCCTTCGCACCATCAGTAACGAAGAAAACATTCTTGCTACTGCAAAGGTGGAAGAAACGTTTCCACAAACGTTTGCTATCTATGACTTGAATCAATTCCTTGCAGGTCTCTCCCTGTTTGAGAATCCCAGTCTGGTGTTTGACAATGATGACTATCTGATTATCAAGTCTGGTCGCTCCCGTGTTAAATACTATTTTAGCGACCCTGAGATTACTCTCAAGACCGCACCAGATAAGAAGGTAAACTATCCTGGGTCTGACGTTACCTTCTCATTGTATGCTAGTGACCTGTCGTCACTCAACAAAGCATCCAACGTTTACAAACTTCCCGACTTCGTAATCAATACAGACAAAGAGATTCTTCTCTCTGTTTGCGACCTTGAAAACGATACTTCTCATGTCTATGATGTGACTGTCAAGGGTGAGTTTGAAGGCGCTCACAATCTCCACCTTAAGGTTGAGAATCTGCGTCTGATGCAAGGTGATTATACTGTTGGTGCTTCCAAGCATCTGATTACAGAGTGGAAGCACACTGACCTAGACCTTACCTATTACGTCGCACTAGAGCCTTGAAGCATATCCTATTTACTCTGAAAGGGTGTCCATTTCCATTGTTGGATGATGAGGCACACATTCGTAACGTGCTGGTCAATGCCGCTACAATGTCTCGGAGTACTTTACTGGATGTTTCTTCCCATAAATTTGACCCTTATGGTGTAACTGCCGTAGCTCTTCTCGCTGAATCTCATATCAGCATCCACACATGGCCAGAGAAGAATATGGCAGTATGTGATGTATTTACTTGTGGTGACCACACCATGCCCAACTCAGCAGCGCAATATATGTATGAGCGTATGGAAGCGGATGACTGGGTTGGCACTGAAATTTTGCGACCTTTAGATAATGAATGATTTTTTGTGGGTGGAGAAGTATCGTCCTCATAAGATTGAGGATTGTATTCTCCCTACTTCGATGAAGAAAGTGTTTACTGGATTTGTGGAGCAGGGTGAGATTGCTAATCTCATGCTCTCTGGTCCTCCTGGTGTCGGTAAGACTACCGTTGCTAAGGCACTATGTGAAGAGTTAGGTCTCAGTTATATTGTTATCAATGGTAGTGACGAAGGTCGCTTCCTCGATACTATCCGCACGAAAGTCCGTAACTTTGCTACTACCAAATCTTTGATTGGTGGTGGTGCTCACAAGGTTGTGATTATTGACGAGGCAGACAACACCACGCATGACGTGCAACTGTCGCTTCGCACCTTTGTGGAGGAGTATCATACCAACTGTCGATTTATTTTTACCTGTAATTTTATCAATAAAATTGCAGAGCCACTGCACTCTCGATGCACAGTGGTTGACTTCCGAATTAAGCAGGCAGAGCAGCAGAAACTCCAAGCACAATTCTTTGACCGCTTGAAGGGCATCCTAGACGCCTCTGGTGTGACCTATGAGGATAAGGTCGTGGTCAAACTTATCCAGCGTTACTATCCTGACTGGCGTCGTCTCTTGAATGAAGCACAGCGTCACTCTGCTGGCGGGTCTCTGGATGCTGCTGTGCTGTGTGATATTGCTGATGTCAATATTGAGGAATTGATTCGTGCAATGAAGAATAAAGAGTTTACTACCGTGCGTAAGTGGGTGGTAAACAATATGGATAGTGACCCCAATATCATCATGCGTAAAGTGTATGATAGTCTAATTACTTTTATTGAAGGGTCTACTATTCCTCCTGCTGTCTTGGTGCTTGCTAAGTATCAGTATCAAGTTGCTTTTGTTGCGGACCAGGAAATCAATCTCCTGGCATGTCTTACTGAGTTGATGGTGGAGTGTAAATTCAAATGAAATCTCTTAAGACCCCTTTACGTTACCCAGGTGGCAAATCTCGCGCCTGTGTGAAACTGGCACAGTATCTGCCAGACATGAAACAATACAAAGAGTTTCGTGAGCCATTTCTTGGTGGTGGTAGTGTCGCACTATACATGACCAAGCAGTATCCTCATCTAGACATCTGGGTGAATGACTTGTATGGTCCTCTCTATAACTTCTGGAAAGAGTTGCAGCACAATGGTCAGGCAATTGCTGAGCAACTCAAGCAATACAAGATTGATAACCCAACCCCTGATACTGCCAAGAATCTTTTTCTAGAGTCAAAGGAGATTGTTAATGAAGATTCCGTTTCCAATTTACTTCGCGCTTGTGCTTTCTACGTTATTAACAAGTGCTCTTTTTCTGGTCTCACTGAGTCCTCATCCTTTAGCAGGCAAGCGTCTGACTCCAACTTCTCAATGCGAGGAATTGAGAAACTTCCTGACTACTCCTTGATGATTAAAGATTGGAAAATTACTAACAGGTCTTATGAATACCTCCTTAGCGATAACAAGCAAACATTCACTTACCTCGACCCCCCTTATGAGATTGGAAGTAATCTCTACGGAAAGCGAGGCAATATGCATTCCCAATTCAACCACGACCATTTTGCTATCAAGTGTGACCGCTTTGTTGGTCCTCAACTTATATCTTATAATTCGTCTCAACTCATTCGTGAGAGGTTTGAAGGGTGGCAAGCAGCAGAATTCTCCCACACCTACACCATGCGATCCGTGGGAGACTACATGAAAGACCAGCACGAAAGAAAAGAATTAGTATTGTTTAATTATGACCGCACCAACTCTCTCACAGATTCTCTACACAATCAATCAGTCAAAGAAACATCTGTATGAGACTGAGGAGGATGCTAAGTCATACCCACCTTTCATTGTAAACAAGTGCCTGTCTGGTTTTCTTGACACTGTGCTGTATGCAAATGAGATGAATATGCACTCGCATCTCGACAAGAAGATTCAATATGACTTTTTTATAAATAGTATCACGCCAAGGAAGAGATTCTCTCCTTGGGAGAAGAAGTCTTCAATTGATTGTCTTGATGCAGTCAAAGAATATTATGGGTATAGCACCGATAAAGCTTTGCAAGCGTTGAGGATTTTAAATAATGAGCAACTTGAAGAGATTAAACGCTTAGTAAATAAAGGTGGTAGACGATGACAACTGACGTAGAAGTTAAGTGGAATCAAACTGATATGATTGAAGTGACTCTCAATGAGCCTGATGATTTTCTGAAGGTTAGAGAGACTCTTACTCGCATCGGCGTGGCATCAAGAAAGGAAAAGATTATCTATCAATCCTGCCACATTCTGCATAAACAAGGCAAATATTATATTGTCCATTTCAAAGAGTTGTTTGCTTTGGATGGAAAGAAGACAAATCTATCGTTGAATGATATTCAACGTAGAAACAGAATTGTCCAGCTACTCTCTGATTGGGGATTGATTACTGTATCTAAACCAGAATCAATTGCAGACGTTGCTCCCCTCAACCAGATTAAAGTCCTTGCTTTTAAAGAGAAGGATGAGTGGACTCTTGAAAGTAAATATAACATTGGTCGCAAGAAAGTAGAGGCAACCGAATGATTTAATGGGGGTAACTACACCCCCATTTTTTATGCCTTGAAATAAATATTTGCATGGATGCCTTCGGGGTCCTTTCTATAACTCGCTTTTTTAAGGAGAAAGAAAATGCAAAAATACACTTGGGACATTTACGCTCCCTTCGGAGTTGGTTTGGATGATGTATTCCATCGATTAGATTCGATGACTGGACACAACACAAACTACCCGCCCTATAATATCATCAAGCATGATAGCAGTAACTACGAAATTGAAATCGCTCTTGCAGGATTTAAAGCAGAGGAGATTGAAGTCACTACAGAATCTAACATTCTCAGAATTGCCAGCAGACATCAGAAAGGAAATCCTGATGTCAGCTATGTCCACAAAGGATTATCAAAACGCTCTTTTAACAATTCATGGCAACTAGCAGATGATGTAAGAGTAACCGATGTGCAATATGTAGATGGACTACTATCTGTTTCGTTGGAGAAAATTATCCCAGAGCACCAAAAGAAAGTTACATATACTATCGGTGAAGCAAAAACTTCAGACCAACAATTTCTAACTGAATAAATACAACTGAATATCGTCGCCGCTTGGGCGGGGTTGGTCACAGTCAACCCTTGCCCAATTTTTTTATTCGTGTTATAATAGATTGCAAGTAAGAGGTTATTATGGTCCCAAAGGTTTTAGTATTCAAGTCTGGTGAGCGTGTGATTGCAGGCGCTTCAGAGATGACTGATAAGACAACTGGTAAAGGTATTTGTCTCGTTATCAAGTGCCCCTATATTCTCACTCTCAATCCCAAGCAAGATGATGAAAGTGAGTATTCTGTAAACTTTAGTAAGTGGAATCCTTTCACCCCTGACACTACTTTTAATGTGCCATATGATGCTGTGGTATGTTTGAGTGATGTGGAGCAAGGTATCCTTGACGTTTACATGGAAAGGTTTGCACAAGAATTGACTTATGAGGAGGAGGGAGATGATGCAGAATCTGAAACTGCTGCTACTGAAGAATAATTCTTATGTGGTCGCACAAGTCGAAGAGATTGTTGCTGACTATGGTATGCCAAACTGCAAACTAATCCAACCATACGAAGTTATGAGCGAGGTTGACCTGCGCCCCTGGCCATGCTATACTGACCAGGAAGAGGTGCTCTTCTCGTCTGACAATATTCTGACTATTATTAGTCCAAACGCAGACGTTGTAAAAGCATACATCGATATGGTCCCATCCGTGATTGACGAAGAGGTTGATGAAGTTTTACAAGAACGTTGAGCAAGTTGGTAACAAGATTCTTGTCCGTGCCCATGAGAATGGCACAGACGTGCAATACAGGGAGGACTTTAAGCCCTCCCTTTTTGTTTCTTCAAACAAAGAAGTAACAGATTACAAGAGTCTCGATGGTCGCCCCTTGCGTCGTGTCATGCCAGGCAGTATTGCTGACTGTCGAAACTTTGTGCAACAGTATGCTGACATTGATGAATTTGAGATTCATGGAAATACTAGATACTTATACCAGTACATCAACGAGAAGTATCCTGGAGATGAAATCAAATTCGACAGCTCTCTCATTCGTGTCTTCACGATTGATATCGAGACGGCAGCAGAGAATGGATTTCCTGACATCCAATCCGCTGACCAAGAGATTCTGCTTAT